TGTCCTTCATATCCGACATAAAGCCTGATATTCCGCCCGCGCAAGAATTGCACCCGCGACCGCCATTTTCCCCAATATGTGCCTTGCGTAAATGGATCATAAGTCCGATCCGCCAGATATTTATCGCCGCCCGGACCTGTATCGCTCCAAGGATGATCCTTAAACGTGACGCGCATTTCAGCGCGAAGCCCCAAATCCTCACCAAGAGAGATGATGGCTGGTGATACAGACCAATCTACAATAGACGGAATGCACTCAATTGAATTTGGAAGATAGTCAACATCCATCCCAAATCGAAGTGTCACCGGATCGCTATCAAAATTCGAAAGGTCTTGGCAGGTTTTTCTAGTATTGTAGCACTTAGCCGCGCCAGTTGTCGGAATTGAGGCGGTGCATGGCGCAACGCCATAGGTCAGGGCACAATAGTCCTGCTCGACTTCCACATAAACTAGTATGCGCTTGTCCGTCACGATGAAACGCCCGCTATTTCAAGATCGACCTGCATCATTCCATTTGGCAGCATATTAGATGGCTGCGGATTGTTAGTCAGCCATGCGAAAGCTGTTTCGTTCGGATATTTTAACGGACGCCATGAAAAGAAAAATGGTGTTGTTTGAGCCGCTACGATAAAGGGGTCAAAATATTCTCGATACCAATCCGGCTTGAAATGCGTCAAGCTGATCGAACTTGTTAAATTTGATCCGGTTATAATGCGGCCCAAATAATTTCCATTCTCACTCATTCCGTTCACAATTTCAATTCGCCTGTTTAGAGTTATTGGCGAATGGCCAACATAAACTCTCTGAGTAGATGACAAGATTTTTCCGACATACATAACAGCGGCTTGAGCCGGTATTGATCCGGCTGAAAGTTTTACACGAACGCCGAAAGCATATTGTGCCACAAACCTTAAAATCAGAGCCGCATTGTCGCTTGGTATAAATGGCGCTATGACTTCAACCCAAGGATCGCCAGACCCTTCCTGAGTTTCAACTGATACAGAAATTCCAGCCGTCGAGAAATTATGCCTCGCAATGCCTACATAATCCACAACCCTAGCTGGATTGATGGTGGCGGTTAAATATTGCTGAATGGCGCTTGACGCTTTCCAGAATGATGCTGTTGATACATTAGCAAGATTTGTAGCAGGATATGCCGTTTCGGCATTTGTTGCAGTTATATTTGAACTTATGAGAAAATTTGAATAACCAAAAGTTGGCGCATTCAAGTCCTCCGCTCCAATAGAAGGCGCGACAACAACCGTTCTATTGGTCGAAGGCGCATGGCTGATCATGATGTATGTTTCAGCGTCTGCATATGCCCACAGTCGATTGACGCCAGAAACGCCGGGAAACATATCTGAAAGCTGATATGAAACAGCTTGCGCTGCTGGAGGAAACTCCAAAGCGCCGCTGGCATCAATTGGAGCCGTCGCGCCAACGGTGCCTTTTAGATATGCTGTTTGATTTCCAACATTTTGAAACGTGACAAAAGTTGCATCCGCTGTTGTAAGTTCGACCCATCGCCGAACCGGGTTACCAGTTGGCGCAAGTCCTGATGCAGCAGAAGCGATCAGATTGTCTGAGAACACTATCATGCGAATACCACCTGACCGCCATCCTTCTGATATGCGGCGATTTGCTCGATCAGGCTGCGAACCTGATCGCGTCCGAACGATTGCCCTTGAAGATTAATATAGACCGCGTTGCCCATGCCGCCAGAGCCATTGCTGGAGCCGCCGCCGCCTGTTGCAGGAACGCCTCCACCGCCTCCGCCACCACCAACAGATGGCCGACCGCCGCCACCACCGGGCTTTGTCGCTGCGATTGTAGCCACCGCTGCCAGACCTTTTGCCAGAACCGCAGCGCCCATTGCAAGACCAAGGAAGCCGCCTTGTGCGTATGCTTTTGTCACACCTACATATGTATTGATCAAAGCCTCTGCGATGCCGAATGCTTTGGTTAAATTAAAGAACTTATCCCCGCCCGCTCTTGCAAGTTGCGCCAAAGAGCCAAACATGCTTGCATATTGAGACAAGGCAGAATTAACGCCACGCATTCTAAGCATTTCAAGATTTTTTTGATGCTTTGCTTCCAAATCTTCCATGATTTGTTGATAGCGTTGCGCAGCAGCGATTTTTTGCTCATCTGTCAGCGATGTGCTTTCCATATCAAGCTGGCTTGCTTGGTCAACAATCGCTCGCATACGTTCAAAACGGGAAAATAATTGCTGTTCCTCTTTCATTCCAAATTCAGCAATTGTTTGCAGCCGTCTTTCCAACCGCTCACGCAACCGGCGGTTTTCTTCTTCCTCTGTTTCGTATTCAGGCGCAGCTTTTGCTGGTTTAACCTTGGCAGCTTCTTCCGCCGCAATGCGCTGCAATGCTAAACCACGTTCACGCTCAGCATTCTGGCGTGTGATTTCATCCGTAGATCGCGCTAGCATTTTTTGAAAAAGTTCTTCAACTTTTTGCCGGTCAGTCTGAGCAGGCTTCGCAATCGCAGCCAACGCCCTTTGCGCTTCTGCATACTCTTTGAAAGTCTGCATTTCGGCGCGAGTATATTCGCCAAGTTCCGCCGTCGCTTGCTTGGCGCGCTGCATTGCCGAATGAACCTGATTGACATTAGCAGTCAGGTTTAACAATTGCCTAGCAAGAGCCTGTATGCCCTCATTGCCAGCGTCTTCCGCTGTTTTCGCCATGTCGGCAATGGCGTTGCGAAATTCTTCCACATTCGGCGTTGCGCCGCTTTTGACTTCATCTGCAAACCGCTGAATGATTGCAACGAATGGCGTGAACTCTTTATTCGCCAGCACAAGAGCGCCGGATGTTTGCTGCAATGATCCCGTCAGTTCATCAATCTGGGTGTCAGTCCGGACCAAAATATCAACAAGCTGATTGGCCATGGTTGACAGCTTTTCCGACAAATCGGAAAGAGAGCCGACCATTTGCGTTCTAATTACATTCTGGCTTGCCTGCCCGATCTTCTCCAATTCAGCAGCAAGCGCAGGAAACCCCTCTTTTACAAGAGAGAGAACCCTTTCAAATTCCTTTAATTCTTCCTTGGCTTCCGAAATTTGCGTTTCTGTTTGCTGGAAAGCCGCAATGGCAAGCGGGCCAATTGTTGCAATGGCAGTTTGCAACAAAGTTGACGGGACAATCATTTGCTGTAGGGCTTGCCTAACAAGCCCGCTCATGGTCCCGAATTTTTCAGCTATTCCGCTAGTCGCATCCTCAAAAGTTTTGTCTAAAACGTCGCCAACTGTTTTTACAGACAATTCGCCCTTTGACGCAAAGTCTTTGATGGCCTGACTAGCATCAGCCAAACCCCGCTTTAGATTTGCGGGATCGGCGTCAACGCTAACCTTGATGCTTGGAACGGCCATTCTTCTTTTCCATCCATTCTTTCAGATCGTCCACATCAGACTTGGTTAGCCGCCCGGCGTATTTGGTTTTATCCATTTGCGCCGTTTTATGCTCAAACTCGCACCACCATTCTGCAAGCGTCATTTCCCAAAATTCAGACGGTTGAATTTGCCATTCGCGCGCCCACAGATACATTGTATTCCAGTCAACCTTGCTTTGTTTGCCCGAACTCTCGACTGGTTTTAGGTCCGGGCGACGCTGTTTTTTTCATCTCCTGCGTCTGGCATGAATGCCGTTAGAGTTGCCGCAAATAGCTTTCCGATTTCCTCATCCTTTCCGCCCATGATTTCGGAATATACTTCGTCCTCGCTGACGTTTAATCCAGAAGATTGAAGCATTTTCGAAATCACATAAGCAAGGTGAGAAACCGGCGGCCTGCCAGATGCGGCGCGAACCGCAATATCTGTTAGGCTAATGTCGCCCATTTCAATTGAACGCATAAGACGCATTGAAGGCGTCACTGTATAGTCAACGCCCTTCCAAGTCAGCACAACGTCACGAAAAATAGCCATAGTCTCCCGCTCCTATGTTATCAATCTGGCGTGAACGTGATTGTTCCGCTCGATTGAATGTTGGCAGTGAACGTGGTTGCGTCCGCCTGCTCTCCAGTGATGGCGAAGCTGTTCAGGTAGAAGTTACCTGAAAAATCGCCAATGCCATCAATCTCAAGCGTCCAAGCCGAAAGCAAGCTGGAAGCCGTTCCAACCGCGACAGCAATCAGAGTGCTATCAATCAGAACGCCTTCAACGTCCGCATCTACAGAGCGAACTCCAGCATCGGCCAGCATTGTGCGCCAGCCAGCATCGTCCTTATCGGTGATGTCTATTGGCTCGTTGTTGATGGTGATGTTGTCCGCACGAGCGCCAGCGACGGCAGTGCCACCTTTTTTGATACGGACTTTACGCCCTGAAATCGCAGCCATGCTTTTACCCTTTCAAGTTAGATTGGTCCACGTATATTCGAGAACGCAACAGTAGAGCCTTCCGAATTGGTCGCTGTGATCCGACAGCGAATATATTTCCCACTGTCCCCAGCTTGCAGGACATAAGTTGAGTTTGTCGCTGCGGAGATGTTTGTCCATGACGGATCATTGGCGTCATTGGCATTGCCGCGCTGCCACTGGCGGGCGTAAGTGATCGTCGCGTCACCCGCCCATGTGCCATCCGTAGCCGTCTGCGTCTGGCCTACCGTCAGCGTTCCGCTTATCACTGGCAGGACTGTATTATATGGCGCGATCGTCGCTGTAATAACGCCGCTGTTTTCCAGCGTTGCCGTGAACGTCACTGCATCCGCCTGTTCCGCGCCAAGCGAAATGTTTTGCAAATAGAAATCGCCGGAGAAAGTAGAAATTCCTTCAATTTCCACTGTGCAGGCTTCTAAAAGAGCAGATGTTGTCCCTACGCTGATGCCCAGAAGCGTTGCGTTCTTCAATACGCCCTCGACCTCGCAAGAAACGCTTCGAGCGGAAACGTCAGCGATCATGGTGCGCCAGCCAAGATCGTCCTTGTCTGTAGTATCAATTGGCTCATTGTTCAGCGTCACGCTATCAGTGCGAGCGCCAACAACCGCGACACCGTCCCGGCTTATGCGAACTTTGCGACCTGAAATAGCCATCGAAATGCCTTTCTGCGCCGAATTATAGCTGTTTAGTTATCGAGGAACAAGACGCGATATAGAATTACAACATGCTTGGTCTTGCCGTCAGGATCGTCAGTCATGATGGATGAAATTAATTCTGTGGTGATATGCGTTGCGCCAGATATGGATAGATCAGCGCGCCTTATACGAACGTCGATGGCGTCCACAATTTGATTGATAGCCAGATCGGAAAGTCCGCGCGACCAGACATCAATCTGGATTGCCGCCGATCCACCAACATTGTCTTTCGTGTCATTCGGCGTCAGCGAAGTTGTGTTGAACGTCAGATATGGGAAATTTGTTTCAGCCTCGCTATCTACAGATTGCGGAACGCTGCCGATGGAAAATATTGCGACTAGAGGCGAATAGGCTGACGATAGCAAGCTGGTCACGCTGCTATCGTTCAGACGGTTATAGACGGCCTGCTGTAGGGCGGCAGCTTTCATTTCGCGGCCCTCCGCAGTGCAGCATCAACAAGATCGTTGAACAGCTTGGTATTTTTTTCAACCGCCGGAACCCATGACGGGCGCGGCTTGATCGAGCGCGTTCCGAACTCAAGATAATAAGCATAATCCAATCGGCTGGAAACAGTAGCAGTCAATGGTGTTTCTTGCTTGTAAGTTATTGAACTAACAAGCGTTCCCGTATCTGTAGCCGGTGCTTCACCGGGCGCGGATGCTTGGTGTTTCTTGCCACGGCGCATGTAGATCGTGCCGGTTTTTGGCGGAGACTGAATGGATTTTTTGATGTCAGTATTGATGGTCAAAGCCGTGGCATTGACCGCCTTGCTCAATTCGGCTTCTGCTTTATGCCCATATTGGCGGATGGCCTGCATGACAGCATCCACGTTTTGAACCTTGAGAGAAATCCCGGTCATGACGCCACCCCGCCATCAACGAGGATTTCCAGCCATTGATTGCGAAATTCCATGTTATTTATAAAACGAATATTATGCGCCTTGTTGCGGATCAGCACCCGGTCATTTTCTTTTAGGCTGGAATTATATCGCGTGACCAGTTTTAGCCGAACGGTGGCTTCAATTCGATCCGATGCAAATCTTTCGCCGCCACTGGTATTGGTCACAAACGCCCGCGATGGCGTCCCAGATATAGCCGCCCATGTTTGCGTCTGACCGCCAGCGCCATCGCTGATGCGTGTCTGGCGCTGGAATGTGACAGGCTCGCGGAGCATTCCGCTATTTATGTCGCAACATTTCATGGAATGCACTCTACCACATCAAAGCTGACAGTCACATCGGCTGTGGAGGCGTCAATTCTAGCCATAAAACCGAAATCGGTTAATTCAGGGAATGCCAACGGCGGATCAAATTCAAGCAATTGAGTGCCGCTCAGGTTTGGATATTCAGCAACAAGCGTCATTCCAGAATACGGGGCTTGCGTTTCTAGTATTCCAGACCTTTTGAAAAATACGATGTTCGCTTTTTTATCAGTGTCACACGAAAGCCTAATATGGTGAACGTATCCAGAACGCCCGCGAGGTGTGGTATAAACGCCGATTTCGGTATCACCACGCGGGAATGATCCGTCAGAGATCAGCGCCCAGTCATCGCCGCCAGCGGCATTTTCAATCACAATATTGCCGGAATGTGATGGCGCGGATTGCGTGGCATATGTTCCAGAAGCTGAAACTGTTGCATCTAGCAAACGTATGAAAGTCTTAGACGTTGCCGCCG